AAAGTCGTAAGAACCACGACGGAAACCAGTAAATCCTAGATTTAATGCAATGTTTTCGTCATTTTCAAACACACCGTAAGAAGTACCGCCAGCACCGTAAGAGTTCTGAGCAGCTAGCATGTTATCAATTTCTAAAGACTTAGCACGGTCTAAGAAAAGCATGTTTTCTTCAATAGAACCTTGCTTATCTAGTTCAGCTAATAAATCGTCAAATTGGCCAAGACCACCTGCACCATCAAAGTCAGTACCGGAGTATTGAATACCACGAGACTCGATAGCGGCAAATAGACCTTCCATACCGTCAAATCCTGCAGCACCTGCAGAACCCGCACCTGAACCACCAGCTTCAGCTTCAACCATAGCCATTTCAATGTGATCCATAAAACGTAATCTAGCTTCGCTTTCAGCTTTCATGTACCATAAGTATCCAGAAGCACCAGCTTCAGTAGTAACTTCAATCCAACCAATTTGAGCTAAATCAGAAGCATCAACAGCATAATGATCGCGTAGAATGATTGGCTTGTTGTTAAATGTAGTTACAGCCGGCTCAACAGAAACACCTGCTTTAGCAGATCCTTTCTTGTATTCAGAACCGTAGATAAACATTTTACAATCAGATACATCACCTGACCCAAGAGCGGAAGCATCAGCCGCACCGTAAACTTCAAAACCAAATGTACCAGCAGAAGTATCAACAGACTTAATACGTCCTTTTACTTCGTTAGCACCTTTAGTAATGATAACAGTTTGACCAATAGCTAACAATTGAGATTGAACTGCACCGGTTACACCAGCAGCATCAGCAGCAATAGTAGCTCCGTCAGCAGCGTCTTGATCGTCAACGTCAACAGTTACTGTAAACGCAGCATGCAATCTACCTTGCTCAGACCATACAACACGGTCAGAAGCCATAGGCATTTCAGCACCCACCATAGATAGGAAACCAGAAATAGTACGCTTACCAAAACGCTCTACTTCTTTTTCAAGAACTTCCGGTAATTCTGTTACACCGTCAAAGTTCATAGCGCTAAGAGCGAGGTAATTTTCGCCAGTAGCTTGTTTAATAGGACGTGGAGTTACACCACTAGTCCCGATAGTTAATGTTGCCATTATTAAATAGTTTTAAATGGATTATTTACTTCTTAATTTTACCTTAAGCCCAGAGGTTGCTGAACTAGGATTAAGCACTTTATATGTAACACCATTAGAAGCCGTGACTTTTTCATGAACCCCTCTCGGGCCCATATCAACGTTTTTTCCTTTAGCTACACTATCTTTAAGAGCATCTGTACGACCTTGCTCATAAAAATGTTGTGCAATTTGATCCGGGTTCATAGCTGTAAACAAAGATTTGTGATAACCCTTAGCATCCGACATCTCACCATTTTTATCTAAGAACTTCCCGATAAAGTTATTGATGTCGCCTTGAGTTTCACTAACCTGCTTAGCGTTCTTAACATTAAAGCGATATTTTTTTTCACCTACATTAAAATCGAAACCTTCGAATTTATCGCTGAAAACTTTTGCGCTTTCTTGTTTAAAACGATCCGCTTGTCTTTGAGCTATTTTAGCAGACTCTTCGCTTTCTTTTGTATAGCGATTAAAAAAATCAACCGCTTTTTGCTGTTCTGGATTTAAGCGTGATCCCGCTTTAATCTCATCGTAATATTTATTTTTAAGATTATCTAAATGGTCTTTAGCTTTTGCAAGCTCTTGTTTTCTTTCAACTTTTTTACGTCGAACTTCTCGTTCATCATCAATATCTTCGTCATAAGAAAACTTATCTTCCATTAAAAAAGATATATCTTCGTCATTTAAATTTGGATTAGAAGATTGATAATATTCACGTAATAACATATCTTCATTCAATGAAGAATAATCTGTATTAAGCCTTACATAATCTTCTAATGTACCACCTGTTTCATTTATAAAGTCTACAACTTTTTGAATGTTTTCAGGAAGCTCTATTCCGGCTTCTTTAGCTTCTTCAATTGCTTCTTCAACTTCTTCTTGAAGTTCTTCTACAACCTCTTCAACTTCTTCATCGGTTATTTCCTGTAATACAGGTTGTTCTTCTTTTTCTACCTCTTGCTCTTCAACAACATCTTCATCGCTGACACTTTCTCCGGTAGTCTCTTCATTTGTTTCTTCGATGTTTTCCTCTCGTACTCCTTCGCTAGTTTCGGATTCGTCGCGTACAGGAACCTCATCTGTGCTTTGCTCTTGAACGGCATCTTTACTAAAATCAAATTTTATGTCGCCGTCATCATTAACGCCAACAATTGGTGTAACTTCTTCACTCATGATAAAATATTATATAATTATATACTGTTATTATTACTTAGGATCAAAGGTTCCTAAACCGAAACCACCGCCTAGTACATCATTGCCGCCAGACTCAAATTGTTTAGGAGATCCGCCGCTTTGACGCTGCTCTATTAATTCACTTTGTTGGCTAGCTTGTATTTTTGTTCTTTCGTCTTTACGATCTTCTTTTTCTCTATCTCTAGATTTTTGACCATCAACTTCTGCGCCCTTAAGCTGCATGTTGTAACTAAACTCAAGCTCCATAAGTTGTTTTTTAAGCTCAACCTCTTGCGCCATTTTTTGTTGATCAATTTGCGCTTTAAGTTGTTCAAGCTGCATTTGTATTTGAACTTTAGCTTGATCTTTTTGCACTTCAGCTTGAGCAGCGACTTGTTGAGCCTGTGCATTAGCTTGCGCTTGCGCTTGTATATTTTGTTGCTGCATGGTTTGATCACGCTGTAATTTTTTCTTACGACGTAATTTTAATAACTGATTAGCTAACTTAAGATTTTTAACTTCTCTAATATCAATAGCATCTTCTAAGTCGACTAAGCCTGCAGATAATGCTGTTTGTATATTGTTTTCTAATCTAGCTTTTTCTTCTTCGTCTGGTGTTAATTCTAAAAATATACCAAAGTCGTGCATATGCAAATCGCCTAGCTCAGCTAATGTCATAGTGTTAAATCCGCCAATTTTTTGCATAAATGCTTTAGACGCATCGCTATATTCTAAAACATCGGAAATACGCAGAGACAAACATTCAGCAAGTTGAGATGTTAAAAATAAACCAGAATCTAATATATGGCGAGTAGCTGTGTTAGAGTTTGCGGCAGCTAATTTTTGTACACCTACTAATGCTCTTGAATCAGGCGTTGACCCATCGCGAGCTTCATTTAATCCAGTTACGTCGCGAATCATTTGCATATAATAATTATATGTTGTAATAAGCGTTTGTAGCTTGGCGCCTCCAGAACCTGTAGCAATAGGTTGAATTGGCACCTTGCCTGGATTCATATCTCCTTCTTGCGTAAACGAACGACCAATAACAGAACCGGTTTGGAAGAACATATTAAGCGCCTCTTGCGGATTATAATTGGTACCGTTACCTAAATCTATTTCAGCTAAACCATCAGCATCAAGATAAACACCATCAGGCATCATCTTTTGCATAACTTGTTGCAACTTTAAATGCGTAAGCTGAATCATATCAGCAAAACCAACGCAGCGGCTAACTAATGATTCTATTCTTCCTTTATACATTCTAGGCGCTACAATACTATAGTTCATTTTAACTTTAGTACTATCACTTTTAGGACGCATCATATTTTTACACAATTCCCACTTAAGTATTATATCCGTGCCTAAAATCATAACGCCATCATATAATACTTCTAAAGATCTAGAAATTTTACCGAAGTCTTCGCTATCGGCGGGTGGTTTATATTGATCATCACGTTCGATAGATTTATCCGCACCTGTAGCTGTTTTTTTCGTTTTATAAACTTCATTCATATATGTTTTATAGTTAAAATATAAAACTTGAATTAAGTTGCTATCTCTTCTTCTATCGTCAGTGTAAATTCTATTAGTAGTTCCGTGATATTGCTTGCTAGATTGATTTTGTATTTTTTCAAGATCACTTTCTGTTAAATTAGGAAATTGCTTAGCTAGCTCATTTATAGGTATAGTTTTAACTTCTCCAACATAATAAATGTCTTCAAAATATGGAGAATCAGTATGTGAATAAACTATATTTACAGGATCTACATAATCTACTTTAATTCCTTCAGAGTTAGAGTATGAGTTTTTAACTGCTGCAATTCCAATAGTAGCTAAATCATAATATGTTCTTCTTTTAATAAGATCATAGTTATTTTCATCTAACAATGTATTAATAGCTGTTTCTTCTGCTATTTCTATGCTTTGCTTATAACTAAGCTGCATATGCAATTCTAACTCTTCTTTTGTTTCGGGTAAAGTTTGAGGATCGTTTTCGTACATATTTATACCAAAAGTTTCCTGCACAAAATTATTATAATCTTTAGTCTGCATATCTCTAATAACAGACTCCATATATTTAGTGCGTTTTTCTACGCCATAAGGATCCTGTGAATATGCTTTTATGTCAAAAGCTCTATCAGCAATACCATTTACAACTATATCTACAAACTTTGATAATATAGGAACTGGTTTCCAGTCTAAATTAAGATAAGATAAATCACCATTAATAGATAATTCGTCTTTATATTTTTGTATGCTTTGTTCGCCTCTAGCGTATAACCGTAAATTATGATAAGAGTTTTGATTACTTCTATATCTTGCTGTACCATTGTCGTTATTAAACCACTCTTGCTGAATAGCTCGTCCAACCTTAAGACCGTATTCTACAGAAGATTTTTCTTGGTCGCTAACCACTTGGCTTGGGAAATAATTGCCGTAGCTTGTATAAGACATATTATTTTATTATTTTTGAAGTGAAACCATCTTGCCTATATCTGGCAATGTTAAGGTTTAATTTTTGTTTTTGCATTTTAGCAACAGGTCTATATAAATCTTTATGACACGCCATAATTGCTAAACCGGAACTAATAGCGGCATCAAACTTTGTTCTATTATTTATATCAAATTTAGACCAATCGTTTAGAGTATCGTTAAAATACATATTGCCATAAACGCCTTCGGCTATTAAGCCAACATGGTCATTAATATAC